CCGTACCAGCCCAGTAAAGTGTGGCGCGTGCAACGGCAAAGGCACCGTCCCCCTCTTCATCGAGGCCAGCTATAATCGAACCATCCGCAGGATCATGCACCGCCAGCTCCGGCGGGCTTCACGAAAGGCAACTCCATGAACCAGTACAGCTACAAGCAATACTGCCGGGAGACCGACGCCCACCGCGAGCAATGCTCCGCCCTCCATTGCTACGAGCGCATTGAGAAGGCCCAGGCCAAAGCCAAGAAGGAGATCCTTGCCATCATGGTGACGCTGCGCGAAGCCATCCTTGACGAGGCGCAGGAACGGATGGTACTCCACCTCGCGGACGACAAGTCTCCCCAGGACATCATCCACGACCTCGTCCACGAGGAACTCTGGGAAGTCGTCAACCGCATCAAGGAGGAGGCCGGCCTATGACCAGAACATTCCGAACGCTGCAAGCCATGCGGAAAATGCGTATCGAATTCATCGATGACGCCATCGATGACATCATTCGCATCCGCGCCCACAACGAGAAGATGCTTGCCCACTCCGTGGACCTGGAGCGCATGCTCTCATTTGGTGCAGCCAACAACGAGGATCTTCTGCAAGTGGTGCGGGCCATGCGCGAGGAGGATGGGCCATGAGGACCACTCTAAACCAGATCCGCGCGCACAGCCCGTGCCAAGACGGCTGGGGGAGACTGCTGCGCGGCCTGAACAAAACCGCAGCGGACGACGAGCCGCTGTGGATAGACACCATCCTCGACCACAACGGCCTCGATGACGCGCTATGGTGCTTGCGCGCCGTCGAAAACTGCGACCGCGAGATCCGGCTCTATGCGGTCTGGTGCGCGCGGCGGGTCCAGCATCTGATGACCGATCCGCGCAGCATCGCTGCTCTCGATGTCGCGGAGCGGTATGCTCGCGGGGAGGCAAGCGACGAGGAATTGTCGTCGTTGGCGGCGGCGGCGGCGGTGGCGGTGGAGACGATGTGGACGGCGGCGGCGTGGTCAGCCCGCGACACCGAGCGCGCCGCTCAAGCCGCCGAACTGCGGCGGGTGTGCAGCGAGATGAGGGAGGCCAAGCCATGAGCGACATCGTGAGCAAGCTGCGAATCGAGAATAGAAGGCTTAAAGAGGAGCATTTGGAATGCGCTCGACTTGCGACAATTCTAACTGATAGCCTCCGCGCCCGCGTCGAGGTGTTGGAAAGGGCGCTTCGACGGATTCAAGCCACGCCACACCCTAGCGTGGCGGCTCAATGCACTAACTGCTATAACCATCAGAAAACAGCGACCTACGCGCTTGAAGATGCTGCGCCATGACTAAAGTATTGCTCTGCCTCTCCTGCCTCCACAAGACGGCGCGGCGGATGACCATTGATGTGCCAATGCCCCTGCCAGACAACACGACGTATGTGTCTAGACGATCCGTCAGACGCTGCGAAAGGTGCGGCGCCGAATGGGAAAACACGCAGGACGGTGATTGGCGTCCAGCATATTTCGCGGCCATTAAGGAGGCCAAGCCATGAGCGACATCTACAAGGAGTTCGGAGTTGATTTCCTGTGTGCACGATACGCAGGACCGACCGCAGCGGAGATGAAGATGGCGCAGGAGATCACCCGGCTCCGCGCCCGCGTCGAGGAGCTGGAACGCATCCGCGCAGCAGCAGATAATCTCTTCACCTACGACAGCGGGTGGTCGCATTGGGAGAAGAAATACAGAGAACTGCGCGCCGCGCTGAAGGAGGCCAAGCCATGAGCGACATCTACAAGGAGTTCGGGGTCGATGTTCTCCGCGACTGTTGCAGCGAGAACGAAGGCCCCACCGCAGCGGAGATGAAGATGGCGCGCGAGATAGAGCGTCTCCGCGCCGGTCTCCAGAAGATCGTGGAGGGTGACGGCTTCTGGGATGCGCCCGCGCTCGCCCGTGACCTCCTCCAGGGAAAGGATGTGACATGAGCCTCGACCCCCTCGTCCAGCAACTCAAGGCGCTTCTCGACGAGAGCGACCAGTTTCACTCCAAGCTGTGCGGCCAGGCCGGCATCTCCCGAAACACCCTCGACAGGTGGCTCGAGGGCAGCAGCACGCCCAACATCATTGACTTCACCTCCATGCTCGAGGTATTGGGCTACACCCTAACCATACAGAGGATGCCATGACCTACACGAACAAGTACAACCTCCCCTCCTCCATCATCTCCGCATTGGAGGCCGACGCCTACGATGACGGCGGCGCCCACATCACCGCCTCCTCCCTCTGGAAGCCCACCCAGATCGTCGCCCTCACGCGCAAGCACGGCGAGGAGATCCAGACCGACGCCAGCGACCACCTCCTCTCCCTCCTGGGCACCGCCTTCCACAACATGCTGGCGGCCCACGACACCGAGGCCGTCATCGAGAAGCGCCTCTTCGCCGAGGTGGCGGGGCGCACCGTCAGCGGCCAATTTGACCGCCTCATCGTGGGCGACGGCATCCTCCAGGACTACAAGGTCACCTCCGTCACGCGCTTCCAGCACCAACTCCGCGAGACCGAGTGGGAGAACCAGCTCAACACCTACGCCTGGCTCCTCCGGCGCCACGGCATCGAGGTGAAGGCCCTCCAGATCGTTGCCCTGCTGCGCGATTGGAACGAGTTCATGAGCGAGCGCACCCTCGACTACCCCAACCTCATGCTCCAGGTGGCGGACATCCCCCTCTGGTCCCCTGAGGAAGCCGAGCGGCGCATCGAGGCGCGCGTCCTCGAGCACGAAAACCCCTCGCCCTGCACCGACGCCGAGCGCTGGCACCGTCCGCCCACCTACGCCGTCATGAAGAACGGGCGCAAGAGTGCCGTCAAGCTCTTCTCCTCCGAGAGCGAGGCCACCGCCTTCATCTCCCAGGCATCGGACTCCCGCCACCTCTACCTCGAGGTGCGGCCCGGCTCCTACCTCCGCTGCGAAAAGTATTGCAGCGTCGCTCCCTTCTGCCCGCAGGTGTCCCATGCCCGCCAAGACTAAGCGCGCCAGCCTCTCCCCCGAGGAGGCTCGCGACCTAACCCTCTTCATCTTGTCCCAGCCCGACGAATTCACGGCGGACGACATCCACCAGAGCTACCCCTTCCTCACGCGCAACCAGATCGTCAACAAGGTCTCGCGCATGTACGGGGAGGGTCTCTTGGATGTCGTCGGGCGCAACCCCAACAACAAGATGAACCAGTTCCTCTACATCTCCCAGAGTCGGCCCCGGGAGGATCCCGAAATCCTCATCGCCCGGCTCATGCAGGGCAGGCGCTACGAAGACTTCATCCCCAAGAGGCTGCTCGCCAATGCACGCACTTCTTCTGCTGTTGTGCTACGTGGACCCGGACTTCGAAACCCTAACCCTTCGACGTACCTGCAGCCCATACGAGATGTCCTATGACAGCTACCAAGCCTGCGAGGAAGCCGCGCGCCAAATGCGCCGAGCCTTCCAGCCCCCGGCCCTCATCCTCATGCACGCCTGCCGCCGGCAAGTACCATCACAGCCACGGTTCAATCTTCAAGGGATCCCGACACCTGATGATCCTCGTGGAAGTGGGGTGTTCTGACGCCGTGCGGGACCTCGCCGCCGACGCCATCGTCGCCTACTTCAACAGCAGGGACCGCGCATGACCTGGGATGAGCGCTTCCTCGCCCTTGCCCTCCACGTCTCCCAGTGGAGCAAGGACCCCAGCACCAAGGTGGGCGCTGTCCTCGTGGGCCTCGACAAGCGCCAGGTCGCCCTGGGGTACAACGGGTTCCCCCGGGGCGTACTCGACTCCGCCTCCCGCCTCGCTGACCGGGACATCAAGCTGCGCTACACCATCCACGCAGAGCGCAACGTGCTTGACAACGCCCACTTCCCCACGCAGGGTGCCACCCTCTATTGCACCCACCCGCCCTGCACCTCGTGTGCCCTCTCCATAATCTCGAAAGGAATCGCCCGTGTGGTATCATCTCCAATGTCTTCCGAGTTTGCTTCGCGATGGCGCGCAGAAACTTTCCTCTCGCGCGACCTCTTTCGCGAGGCGGGCGTGGGATGTAATTTCTGAAGAGATTGTTCCCTGGTTGGTGGCTATCTTCATCGTCATCTCCCTCGGCGCCACCCTCATCCTCCCCATCCTCGGAGTCATCCTGCTATGGAAACTCGTGTAGCCACCCTGCGCGCCCCCATCAATGGCAACCCTCCCGGCACCCCCGTGAAAGTTCGCCTTGACGAGCAGCACACGGTTGAGCTAGGTACCTCCTACGACATCGTCCTGCCTGACGGGACGCTGGCGTGGGCTTACCTCGATGAGATCGAATGGAACTCCGAAGATGCCAACCCTGTGGGATCTCCTCCGTGACGCGGGGAACTTCCCCCTTCCCGCAGTCCTCACCCGCACAGTCTGCGCACGCAACCACACCTACATCTACCCCGGGACTCACGTTGAAATCTTGGACGCCCACTGGCATCAGTGGGCAGATGGTGACGAATTGCTTTGCACTGTGCTCTCCCCCGCGGGTACCTTCATATGTCCTCCAGAAGCATTGAAACTCAGGAAAGGAAAGTGACATGCCTGTCTTCTCCCAGCATCCCAACCAGCGCCGCGTGAAGCTGCTGCTGGTGGGTGACCCCGGCGCCGGCAAGACCGGCCTCCTCGCTACCCTGGCCAACGAGGACTACAAGGTTCGCATCCTCGACCTGGACAACAACCTCGCCATCCTCAATGCATACCTCAAGGAGGGCAAGGCGGACAACATCTCCTACTACTCGATCCCCGCGAAGGATCCCGATAGCTGGAAGAAGTCCATCGCCCTCACCACCAAGTGGAATCCCCCGGGCGAAGACCTCGGCGATCTCACCGAGTGGGACAGCAAGACCGTCCTCGTCATCGACAGCGCCACCTTCTGGAACGAGGTCTGCATGGCCCAGGTCCTCAAGGAGAACGGCATCGCCGACGACAAGGCCGGCTTCGACCAATCCCTCTGGGGCGTGATGAACAAGCGCTTCGAGAACCAGGTGGCGCGCCTCACCAGCGACCGCTACAAGTTCCACCTCATCTTCATCGCGCACATCCGCCTCATCGAGAACAAGAAGACGGGCGGCATCATGCGTGCCTTCCCCTCCTTCCTCGGCCAGCAGCTTCCCAACATCGTGGCCCGCTACATGAACAACGTGTGGCTCGCGACGCGCAACAAGGATGGAAAGCCCTCCTTGACGACGCAGACCACGCGTGATATGGGCTACCTGAAATGCAGCGCACCCCATCGGGTGCACGCAGAGGCGCCATTCGATCTGGGCGCCGTGTTCAAGCAGATCGAAGCGTGAAAGGACTAGCCATGGACGATTTCTGGAACTCCCTCCCCGCCGATGTCGAAGACCTGCGGGACACCCCGCCGGGTCGCTACCGCGGCTTCATGTCGGGCTACCAGCTCGTGCGCACCGACGACGCCAAGAACTACGCCATCCTCGAGTTCAAGGTGGCGGAGCCCCTCTCGGGTCAGGACATGACGGGCGTCGAGACCAACCGCCCGCTGCGCTCGGGCCGCCTCTACTTCACCCCGAAGGCGGCGCCCATCTCGAAGCGTTCCCTCAAGAACCTCTTCCCGCAGTGGAACGACGACGTTCCGTGGAAGGACAACTTCGAGCAGATGGTGGGTACCGAGGCCGTCTTCGAGTACCGTGCCGAGAAGGGCATGAACGGCAAGGAGTACCTCAACGTCACCAAGTTCCAGGCGGCGTGACGGGTAGCTAACCCCGTAGGGGCGTGTGGTGGCGCCCTCAAGGAGACACATGCATCCCCTCACCTCAGTGCCGGG